GACATTTTCTGTTCCTTCTGTGTTTACCTCTATAACACTTTCAGTCTGTACGGCCTTTGTATTCCTTTCCGGTAACGTTCCGGCAACTGCTGCCCCCGTCGGTACCTGGCAAAATACGGTTCCGGTTCCTTCTGCCTTTGCTTCAATGATGTTTTCGGCCTGCGCACCCCTTGTGTTCCTGTATGGGACAGTTCCGGTTGGTGTCTGGTGGAACATAGTGTGTTCTGTTCCCGGCGTTGCTTCAATTAAAATTTCTGTCTGCACGCCCTTTGTGTTGCGTACCGGATATTCGCCGGTCTTTAATCTTCCCGTCATGGGCAAGCGGTAAATCAAGCAGTCTGTGTGTGTTAATATCAGGCAATGTATGCTGCTCTGGTATGTCACACTTTCCAGGTGTGCCGAAAGCCGTTTGTACATGTTTACGGAATTGACAATTTCCCGGAAGCTTGCCTGCACTTCCGTTTTCGTCACGTCGCACACCACGCGGAACGTGTACGGTTCCCCGCCGAATTCAAACCATTCTTCAATGGTGCTGTCCGGGTATATGCTGCCTAGTGCCTTTTCAATGGCGTATTTCGTCCCCATCTTTTTATGAACGCAGACGCTGTTTTTCAGTATTTCCCGTTTCGTTTTAAGCGGGTACGAACAGTCATACCAGTCAACGTGCATATCATATGCCAACACGTCCACCAATTCTTCCGGCAGTTCATCAATCCGTGAATAAATCAGCACGTTATCAATCAGGCCGCTAACGTCCAGCAGCTGTTGTGACAGCGCTTTTGCAATCGCTTTAACTTTCGGGTCCAGTTGCAGGACGGGTGAAAGGTATTCGGCAAAATCAGCGGTGTAAATGTCTTTGCTGCCTTTTGGCGTTTTATTCATCCTCACTTCCCCCGTTCAGTACGCTTTTTGTTCCCAGTTTTGCAACGTGTGTCCCTTCCACAGTCTGGAAAACCGGCGCTGTTACGGTTACCCGTTTCACGCCGGTTTCCATAATCAAATCAATCAGCTTTGACGGGTTGATATCGCGCCCCATTTTCTCCGTTTGCCATTCTATGTATTCTTCAACTGCTGCCCTTGCATCCTTGTCAATGATCGTGCTGCTTGCCTGTGTATTCCTTTCGATGTAATATGTAACGTCCACATTGAAAATATCGGTTTCCGGTGCTGCTACTGTCACCGTGTCCGTCATGGGTCTTACATCATCGGCATTCAGTGCGTCTTCTATCTGCTGTTTCAGCGTGTCGGTCAGTTCCTGCCCGTCCCGCAGCAGTACGCGCACGTCTACAACGCCCGGTTCCGGTGATACTGCCGCAACGTCCGAAATTGCAGATAATACGGATTTTGTAAAGTATATGTATCCGTTCACTGGCCCCGCCGTTGAAAAGCTTTCCATGTTTTCGCGCATCCGGTTATAAAAATCATCGTCGTTTTCTTCGTCGGAACCGCCGGACGTTTTCGTTATGTTCTCTACGTACTGGTAATAATCGTACACGTCCACAATTTCCGTGATCTGCCCCGGTACAATGTCATTACCGACGGTTCCGGCTGTCTGGCATTCCCCGGTAACGTCCCCGTATGTTTCACCGGCTTTGATCTCCAATTCTTCCGTTGTTGCAAATGTCAGTTCCCCGTCAAATGTTATCCGCGTCCCTGCCGCCACAAATACACTTTCGTCCTGTGCTTCTGATATGTGGCACCGGAACGTTGCAGACGCTGGCTGTGCAGGCAGTCTTTCAATGTCCCTGTACAGTTCTGCCAGGCTATCCAAGTATTCGCCCTGTGCGTATCGCGGCACGTTCTTCTTTGCGGTCTCTTCGATCAATACGCGCTGCTGCACCACGATTGCCGCGCACCATGCGATAAATAGTCTTTCCGGTGATGCAGGATAAACTTTCTTTTTCTTTCCTGTCATTTCTTCGTACATGACTTCAAACAGGGCAATCATGCTGTTTTCTATTGTCTCTGTGTCAGTCTCTATGTATTGAATGTCCGGGTATGTCCTTTCACTCATCCTCTTCCTGCACCCCCTCCAGTTCTACGGCTGCAATCACCATCCCTTTTTCATCATCTGTTTCAAACGTAATGTCCCCGATGATTGCCCGTGGTTCATATTCTTCTATCTGGTCGTAAATCTGACTTACAAGCATATTTTCGATTATCGGAAGCGGCCTGCTGTGCAGTTCTCCTGAAATTCCCAGATTGCGCACCATCGGGCATGATTTCTGCACGCTTGCCAGGATGATTGCCACATTCTGCAATACTTCCATGTATGTATTTTTCGGGTCAAGTTCCATGTCTTCCAGCAGCTTCCCGTCACTTCTGATAATGTCCATCCTGCATCACCTCTTTGCATATTCCTTCAGCGTTACTGTTACCGACGCGGAAAGCAGGTTTCCTTTCTTGTCGAAATTCTGCAAGGAAACTTTCATGTCCGTTGCTACCCACTTATAAGCGCCGTAAACCTTCCCGCCTATGGTCAGCCTGTCCGTTTTTCCGGTCATAACGACTTCGCGCAGCTTTTTGATTTCTGTCAGCGGCGTTAATCCCAGAAACACGCTGAATATCATTTCAAATGTCATTTGTTCCGGTTTCGGCCCCAGAAATTCCAGCAGGTCCCGTTTAATATGCCGGTCGTGTTCCGCATAGTTCGCCGATATGTCCCACTGCATATTGTTAAATGTCCTTATTTTATTTTTTGATACGGAAAAATTCACCCCGGCAAAACTTCCCAGTGTTGCCATTACTGCCACCCTCCCAAAATGAAGCCGTCGCCGTCGCCGAAAGGCCGCATGATGCAAAGAACCATGTCATTTACTTTTGGTACCCATTTTTCGTATGTGACGCTGTGGGCGTGTGATTGCGCTGTGTTCGTGGCGTCGTTCTTCAGCTTGTCCGGCCTGATAAGAATGTGAAGTTCCCCTGATATAAAACCCTCTTCATCAAACTTCACGCGGGCTGTCATTTTACTTTTATTGACGCTGTGGACTGTGCCCACCCTAATAATTTCTTTCAGTTCGTCGTAATCGTCCATTAATAGCCCTCCAATATCTGTTTTAGCTGGATTTCTGTTGTATATCCGCCGGTCAGCTTATGTGTTGCCTTTTCAATCTTGTATTTCCTGTCCCATTGCTGGAAGCCTTTCAGGCGTACCGTTGCGCCTGCCACAAGTGCAACGTCACCGACAAGCGTTATTGTCGCCGTGTATTCCTGCGTGTTCTTTTCCCGCAGCCGCTTTTTTGCAAGCGCCTTTGCTTCGTCCTTGCTGGTTACCTTTTCTTTTACTTCCAGTGTCTGCCCTGTCCCCTTTCCGCTGTTCGGCGTATAGGTGTACTCAATCGTTTTCTTTGTCTTTGTGTCCGTCCAGGATACGTGACAGCTGGTGTATGCCGTGTCTGTCAACTTTGTTTCGGTCTTGTAGGATATAATATCCGCGCTACCCTTCTTAATGGTTTTGATCGTCGGTTTCTTGTCGTATGTTTCGGCGTCGTAAATAACAATGGTCATTGCTGTTACCTTCAACGCCTGCCCTGCGGCCTTGCATAACCGGCGTAAAAACTTCATGTCTGATACTCGCACCTGTTCTTTTCGCTTGTACGACGGATTCACGCTGCTTTCATACATCAGTTTCAGCCCCGCCGCGCCTGCAATCTGTGATGCTATTGTTTTTAGTGTGGTTCTTTCCCACGCTTTGGATTTCTTCTGCTTCCGCAGCGTGGACGAATACGGGGTTGACGTTGCTTTCAGCGTCACCCTGTCCGGCGGCCCTGACATACTGTTTGTGTCAATCTCAAACTTTCCGCATGACAGCACCGCATCTTTTCCGGTATCCCGCCAATTCTTCTGCACCAGAACCGCTTCAACATATTTGTTCGAATGCCTTTCGCCGTCGCTTACACTCTGTTTCACTGTTTTCGTCGTTTTTGTTGTTGTGGTCGTTGTGGTGGTGGTCTTGCCTGGTACCGTGATCTGTATTACCTGCCCGGTGTATATCAGGTTCGGATTTTTAATTTTGTTCTGTGATGCAATTTCAGGGTACTTGCTTGCAGAACCCAGATATTTTCTTGCAAGCGCTGAAAGCGTGTCCCCTCTCTGTACCACATAATTTATAGTTTTTGATTTCTCTGTTTTGGTTGTTGTGGTCTTTTTGGTTTTTACGGTATGCTGCACGTCAAGCCACGTCCCCAGCATGTTTTGTTCCCTATCGTCATAAACAAGCTGGAAATCGTCGCTTGCGTCCTCTTCGTTATCTGTGAAGGTTGCGGATTGCAGGTGTTTTGCCCAGCTTTCCGGCACCGACACATTTTGAAATGTCAGCCGTAATTCCACGCGCCGCGCAAGTGTTTTATCACTCATTGTCCAGCAGCCCCCTTTTCCACGGCGGCAATTCCAGATTTTCTTCGTCTTCCACTTCCGGGATAGTTAATTCTATCCCGGCTGGAAAAACGAATACTGCGGCATATTCGGCGTTTGCCATTATCAGCTGATCTGTGTATAGCGTGCTCCCCATCTGTTCAAACGCTATCTTGTCCCACATATCCCCGGATATTGTTTTGTATGTATTAATCATACCTTGACCGCCTGTCATCTTCGTCCTGCTGTTCCAGCATATCTTTTATGTCTTGCAGCAGCTTTCTGTTATTGTTTTCAAGCTGTGTTTCCAGGTCTCCCGGCTTGTCACCCTGTACAATCACCGTCGGACTGTTCGTGATGGTTATGTTATTGCTGCTTCTCTGTGCCGTTGTTGCTTCCTGGTATACAGGTGTCTGCATTGTCGGTGCTTCCGCCTGCGTGGTGCTGTTGTACGTGTTGTAAACGTCGTATGTCTGCCGCAGCGCACCGCCGCCCGCAGTTGCGAACGCAGCCGTCATGCTGTTATCCCGTGTTCGCAGCGCTTCCGTGAATATCTGCTTCATGTTCTTCCACAGTTCGGACAGCGGCAGCACTGCTTCTTTTCCCGCTTCACCGCCGCCCAGCAGGTCACCATTTGCAGCGCCGAAAATCGTTGCGCCGTCCAGGATACCGCCGTTCTTATACCAGGCAACCGAAACATTCGGTGTCTGCGGCGGGTTCAGCGAAAGCGTGCCGGAAACGGAAAAGTGCGGTAATGCAATGTTCCGGTTCAATGACAGGTGACAGTTTGCAAATGCGCTCTGTATCGTGGATAAACCGGATGTAACCACGGAAACGGCGTTTGACATTGCGCTTGAAAATGCGGACTGCACGCCGGACATTGTGGTTGTGGCGTTGCTTGCAATCATGCTGCCTGCGGTTGTAAACTGCGTTGTGATCGCTGTCAGCCCGGAATTTATGATTGTCTGTGCAAGCGTCATGCCCGTTGTGACCGCCGTATTTGCGGCTGTGATCGTTGCTGTTGTGGTATTTGTAATATTTGTTGCCAGCGTCTTAACGCTTGTTGTTATAGCCGTTCCGTGCGTCTGGAAGGCCGTCTGTATGGTTGTTAAATGCGTCTGTACGTTTGTTGCAATCTCTGACATTTTTTCGGCCATCTCGCTAACAGAATTCATAGTGTCGGTAAATGTGGTGCTGATCGCCGAAAGCGCTTCCGTGCTTGCCGTCTGCATTCCCTCTGTGCTTGTGGAAATTGCCGTTTGTGCGCTGCTCCACGCTTCCTGCGCCTGCGCAGCCGCTTCTTGTTGCTGTGTTCCCACCTCGGACGCGCCAGAATCGGAACTGTCCTTTCCTGTGATCGCGTCCCAGATGCCACCGAAAAAGTCTTTTACGCCTTCCCAGGCTTTCTGCACTGCGCCTGCCGCGTCTTCCGCTGCTCTCTTTAAGGCGTCCCAACCTTCATCAAGCAGACTGCCTAATCCGCCGCCGATTTCGGTTATTGCCGTCTTCATTTCTTCCAGTTTGCCTTTTACGGTGTCCGGGAAATCTCCCAGTGTGTTCCCTGCTGCTTCTTTCAGGGCGTTCCACCCTTCATCAAGCAGCGGTCCCAGGGTTGCCCCCAGTTCCGTAATTCCGTTCGTTACATTCGTGAATGCCGTGCTGATCGCCCCCGGCAGCTTCTGTATTCCGTCCCCCGCTG